AATTGATATATTAGACTTTGTAGCATTTGTAAGCAGCTCTGCTGCAAATGCTTTGGTTGCCAGTTCTGCTGTATCTGCAATACCATGTATATTTGTTGTATCTGATTCGTGGTTAGAGAGATTTGTTGCAACTGTTGTAAAAAATGCTGGGTCGTCATTAACTGCAGCTGCTAATTCATTTAATGTATCTAGTAGGCCAGGTGCTCCGTCTACTAAATTGCTGACAGCAGTTGAAATATCTGATGTTAATGCTATTGTTCCAGAACTATTTGGAAGAGTAATTGTTCTGTCTGCTGTTGGCTCTGTAGCAGTTAATGTTGTTGTATAGTCGTAAGCCGCATCATTCCATAAAATAATTGAGTTTTCTGGAATTATTAAATCGCCATTTGAATTTAATTCTGCTGGTCCACCAGGAGACCCTTGATCTGCTACAAGTATGTAGTCTCCAAGGCTATTGGTTAATCCAGAAGGAGTTACGTTTGCATAACTAGTTGTGGCTGTCCATGTAGAACCATTACCTATTTTAAACTTAAGGGTATCTGTCTCAATACCAATCTCGCCTGCTCTTAATACTGGATTTGCTGAAACCCAATTTGCTGCGGTATCTCTACGAAGTTGAATTCTAGTTGCCACTTGCGTCACCTCCATCATAAACTTCTAAATAAGTACTTGATGCTGATCCACCGTCAAGCAAGATCATGTTTGAATTTGTTCCACCTGCACCGATTGCGTTCCATATAGTTCCATTATAAACCTTTATTGTTTCTTCTGGTATATTATAGTACATCTCTCCGACTGTTGTTCCAGATGGATCTGAAGTTAAAGCTGGGGGAGCAATTGGTGTTTTAAATTGCTTTGCCATTATTAACCTACAACTACTACTTTATATGCTCCTGCAGCAGGTGCTACTGTAAATCCTAAAGTAACTACAGATGCTGAAGTTCTAACAACATCACACTCTATAGTATCGTAAGTTACAGAATCATAAACTTGAACTGTAATTTCACGAGTTCCTAAATTGTGTGTTACTGCAAGTTGAGTTAAGGAACCGTCTCCAATTGTTGCTACGTATTTACGTGCAATATCATGGTAGATTCCACCAACTAGTCCAACTTGCCATCTATCTGCATCTTCTTCCCATAAAAGTTCAGCGTCTGCTTCAAGTCCACGATGAACAACTATACCAGCATCTAAAGAAGGAGCGTTCTCTTCAGGCATATCAGAGTTAAGATTAATCTTATTATCTGAAATATTTACCTGTGTAGAATTAACTGTATTAATTACACCAGTTACGTTTAAGTCTCCACCAACATTTAAGTTATTAGCAATTGTTACATCGCTTGGTAAACCAATTGTTACAGTTGAGTTTTCAGAACCAGAACCAGTAACTTCAATTTCATTTGTTGTTCCAGAAATTGTTGCTACATAATTACCAGTTGTTTGTGTTGCAAGGTTAACATTTTTAATTGTCACCGCACCACTTGTTACTGTGAAGTCTGCATCTGCAAAAGAAGCAACACCCTTATTAGTTGTGCTTGCGTCTTCTCCAGCTACTGTTATTGATGTTCCAGCGTGTGTTACATCAATTCCTTCTCCGCCAAGAATTGATAGGCCGTGTCCTGATGGAGTTAGTGCTCCAGAGTCAGTTGTTACTGTTTTAACAACAGTATCTTCTAGTTCTACGTGTCCATCTGTTGTATTAAAATCATCTGAGTTAAATGACGCAACACCCTTGTTGCTAGTAGAAGCATCTTCTCCAGCAATTGTAATTGTGTTATCTGTTACAGTTGTATTGATTCCTTCGCCTGCGGCAAATGTTAAAGTATCTGTTAAAAGATTTACTGTGTCTGCTGTTCCAGACTCTGCAGCAATCGAAAGAGTTGTTGCTACAGCTACAGTTCCAGCTGCAGTCAAACGACCTTGAGCATCTACTGTAAATGTTGGAATTGCTGTTTGAGATCCATAAGAACCTGCTGTTACCGCTGTGTTGTCTAAATCTATTGTTGTGATTCCTGTTGAATCAACATATGTTGCTGTTAAACCAGTTCCACCTGATACTGATTCACCAATAACATCTTGAATAACTTCTGTGGAGCCAGACATTGGCATCCATGGACCATTTGGTGATGCAAGTCCATTGTAGTAGTACATCGTGTTATTCGATGTGTCATAATAAATTTGTCCAGTTACTGGACTAGATGGAGCTGATGAAAGCCCCTGAATTCTTGCATTCTGAAGTTCATTCTTATTCAGGTTTATGTCAGTTACAAATAATCTTGCCATGTGCTATATCTCCCTTAAGACAGGTATGCTGTCCCACCGAATGGTTGAGCCATTGTCAGTGTAATTTTGTTAATACTATTATAGTCTATTCCTGTTTCTAATATATCGCCTGCGCTGTTTTTTACAGTTACATTTGGGTTATAGCCCATATTGTGAACTATTTCAAGGTAGTAGTAGGAGCCTTCGTTTACAACTTGATTGATTGAGAATGGGTATGTTAGTGTGCTTGTGCTAAGCAAATAATTGGTTGCCCCCGACCAAGAAGCATCGTTGGGCTTTGGGCCATAAAATCTAGTTGTTTGCTTATCATAATAAAAATCGCCTTCAAAGCCCAGGTTGTCTGCTGGAAGGCCATTTCCGTTTAAAATTGTTTTTCCTCTAGGTCCCTGAGGGCCAGGAGTATTTAAAACAATTTTATTAGTCTGTTCAGTTACTACTACTGTTGGGTTACTGTTGTTATTTATTGGCATCAAATGGTTACCGATCTGCTCAACGTTATATATCCTTCAAGCAATTTAGTTTTATTTAAATTACTATCGGTTAGCATAAGATCGTATGAGGACTTTGGATAGAATAATTTATTGGTTTGAGTAGGCGTCATCTTAATAGTTAGCTTACCATATAGCTCATCAATAATTATTCCGCCAGCAGGTGATGTAAGACTAAAGGCTAGCTTGCTTCCGCCTTTTGTATCTCTTACCTGTAATTTTGCTGAACAGTCTGTAAGATTGATTGGATCTCCGTTGTTGTCTTTATATTCAACGGTAAATGTAAAGGTAGTGTTTTGATCCACTTCCCAATTTTTTTGTCCTGCCATTTGCTAAATCTCCTAAATAGGAAAACTCCTATGCCAATTTTAGCATAGGAGCTATCCTAATCTGTTACTATTCTTTACTTTTTTGTAAAGCCAAATGAGCTTTCATTTGGATTAAGTGCCTTCAAAATAACTGGTAGACAAGCCGCAATACCACCCTTGATTAAGTCTCCTGGGTCAGTATTTCCAGTCATGTAAAGAGCAATAGCCGCACCTAAAAAGTGACGACCATAGCTTGCTAACGCTGCTAGAATTTTTTCTTGCATTGTTACCTTTCCATCATTGTTAAGATCTTGTTTCATAAGATCCTCCTTATTTCTGGGCCTCGTGCCCAGGAATTTTGGGTTTTACCCCAATATTTATTATATACCTGTTAAGCGGAAATGTCTACTAATTCGCAATTTCCATCTGAACTACATGCTAGCGTAGAGTTAATAGATGTTCCATCTTCTGTCTCATAAAAAGATAAATCTTCCCAGCGAATGCTTTTTGGCATTTTGGCAAGGAGATCCTCGTATTCTTCTTTTGTTACTTCTTGATAAGGAGCCTGCTTATAAGAGTGATCTGAATGCGGTAAGAATGAAATTCCAGAAACCTCATCAAAATGCTTATATACCCAAGCACCAACTTCCATCCATTCATCTTCTTTTACAGAAACTGTAATTGATGGCTTATGCTCACACCATGCACGTTGATAGACTAGCCATGTATTTAAATGATCTAATGCTGTTAAATCATTTCTAACAATCGCACCCTCTGGTGCTTTAACTGGAAATGAAAATACGTATGTATCGTTTGGCTTCATAACATCATCTTCTACTGGAATTCCAACTTCCTTTAAAAATGTAGAGATTGGATCTCCCTTTGAGCCACGAACTGTACGAATGTAATATGGTGAATGCCAAGGATGCATTCCTGAAGATACCCCGACCAATTGAGACACTGTACCAGAAGGCTTTACGCATGTAATAGCTGCAGACTCAGGAATCCCAATTTTCCCAGCCTCTTCTTTATTAACTTCACGAGCATACTCACGAAGTCTAGACAAGGCATCTTCCAGTTTATCAAGACCCTGCTTTCCAGAAAAGAACTTATGTCCAAATTGTCCCGTCAATGAAACTCCAAGCAATCTTTCTTCTTCTGTATTGTCCTTCCAAATTTTACGAAGGTATTTAAAGTCTGTTAGCGTTGATTGCCAAGTTCCAAGAATTGTTGCAAGGCGGACTTTATTTGCAACATCTTCATTTGTATCTTTTTCACGTAATACGACTTCTGAAAGATTACAAAACTGGTAAGGACGTAAGATAATTTCTGAGCAGGGGTTAGTTCCATAGTGAATATCTGGATCTCTTCTTCCATACTTGGCTGCTTGGGCTTGAGCTGCGGCCACATTGTATATACCTCGTTCTCCTGACTTTGAATCATAAAGATTTTTCCATTCTGCTATAAATTGTTCCATCTCTGGCTTGCGAGAGTAAGCAACAGAGTTATTTGAAAGTGCACGTTGAGTATTATTTTCCCACCAGTTACCAGATTTTGCTGAAGCCATTTCAATATCGTTAATATTAGAAAGAGAAATCATTGCTGAGCGACGAACGCCGCCAACAACAACAACTTCACCAATCTTGCACATAATATCATGTGCCTCAATAGGCTTTAGTTGTCTTCCTACTGCGTTTTTAAATTTTGCAATTGTAAAATCAAAAAGATTAATTAATGGTTGTGGTCCAGATGAACGACCACCCATTGTCTTAAGTCTTGCACCCGCTGGACGAACTTTTGAAACATCAATTGCTGGAATATGTCCAGTCCATAGCAAAGCAAGTAGTTCACGGTATGCCTTGGCCCAACCTTGCTTTGAATCTTCTACAACAATTACTGTATCTGATTTTTCAAGGGCTTCTGGAATAGCAGGAAGCTTGTTAACATACTTGTATTCAACAGAAAATCCAACTCCAGTACCGCACATAAGAATATACATTGTTTCATCAAACGAACGTGGAGAATCTACTGGAACAAATGAACAATTGTAACCAGCAACATTATCACGATCTAATGCAGCGCCTGCAGTCATTACAGATCTCATTGACGGCATAACATTTCTATTAAAAACTGCAGACTTTAACTCTTCAATTAACTTTGATTCTGGTTCGTATGAATGTTCTTTGAAAAGACGATCTAGCATAAACTCAAAATATCTGTCTACTGTTTCCCCCCATGATTCACGGCGATTCTCTTCTGGAATCCATCTTGCATAACGTGACAAAGCAATAAAATTTTCGTATGGGTTTTCAATAGTTCTTGACATTTTTAAATAACACCTTTTCTCCGCCCTGCGGTTTATGATTTTTTAGTTGAAGTCTAATTCTACCAAACTTTAATCTAAAGGGGAAGGGGTTATGATATTTTTTTAAATACTTCTTCAAATGCTTTATTAGTCAACTGGTCCCAATTATATTCCTTATGTATTTCAGTTGACTGAGCATAATAGTATCCAGAATATGCTTTAAAATTAATTGCTGCATCTTCTATCAAATTAACTAGATGGTTGCTGTCTGGCTTGTAAACTTTTCCAGGATGCATAACATCCCATGGAGAATCTATAAGTGTAGAGTTTAACTTTAGGGGTCCTAAATATTTTTTGTAATCTGCCCAGTCGTGTGTTGATATAACTGGCATACCTGTTGCAAGAGCCTGGAATGGAATAAACCCAAATCCTTCTCCATAAGTAGGATAGATCATAACATCATGTTGATGATACATGTCTACCAACTCGTTATCCTCTAATTCTCTTTCATCTAATTTAATATTGCTATACATTTCGTGGGGAAGTCCAAGAATGCTTCCATCTCTATCATATACTCTTATAACGCTAGACTTATGAGCCTTTATTGTTAGTGTGTAGTTGGGATTATTTCCAAACGCTTTTATAAATGCGTTTACTGTATCTTGTCCGCCTTTTCTTTCTGCTGGTTCTCCAACATGTAAAAACTTTACAACATTTGTAGACTCACGCTTTTTAGGTGACCACATTTGATCTATGCCATGCGGGAAAACATTAGATACCTTAAATCCATTATTCTCATATACATCCTTACACCATTGAGATGTTGTCCAAAACTCGTCGCAAGAATTTATTTTTTCTCTCCAAGATTCTGGAACAACTGTTGATTCCCATGGAGTATAACCAATCTGATATTGATTTCTATGTAATTTATAATTTGTAGGTTGTGAGAAATTAATTTGTAATTTAGCTTTAGGGTTCTGATAAGTTAATCTATGACCCATTTTGGTTAGACATTCTGCCACTTTAAATCCAGCATGGCCGTAACCATTCTTAGTTGTTAAGTTAGATCTAGGCGTAGAATATGATATTTCCATTTAATCTTTCTGGTTGACTGGCTTGACACCTACTGCCAAGTAATGTTATGATTATAGTTCGTTATCTCTAAAGGAGGAAATGCCAATGGAGAAAATAAAAGAACGTTTGAGTGATGTTGCTCATAACTGGGCTTATATAGGAATGATAACATTATTTCTATTTACTGTCCAGCCTGGTCCATCAGAAACTCAAGCTCTTGAGGTGGAAACACCTAAATCAACAGTACAACTAAAGAAAGAAACCTTAGAGAAGTACAGCACTACTGTATACAAGCCTTCTGAGATGCTAACAGACGGAGAACTAAAAGAACTCCTATCAGCTGTTGGTTTTGAAGGAAAAGCCCTTAAACAGGCTTGGGCTATTGCTAAGTCAGAATCCAATTCAAGGCCTATGGCTTACAATGGTGACAGGAAAACTGGAGACAGTTCCTACGGAATTTTTCAGATTAATATGTTGGGTGAACTCGGCATTGATCGTAAAGAAAAATTTGATCTAAAGTCAAACATTTTATTGTTTGACCCAGTAATTAACGCAGAGATAACGTATTATATGACTAAAGGCGGAACCGATTGGTCATCATGGTCTTCCCTGAATGGGGCAAGATACAAAGAGTTCTTAGCTGAATTCAAAAATTAGAAGGGTAGGTATATGAAGATACAGTATGTGTCTAAATACCTACTTCTAGCAGAGAAGGGCCTTGTTCCTAGACTTAAATGTCCTATGGATCAGGGCCCTTTAATGTGCAACGAAACAAATGAGGGTATAATTTATTTATACTGCTTATCCTGTCAGTATACGAATAATATTGGATTGGAATTTTATGGAGAACTTAAAAAATCCGTTGACCGAAATTCAAACTGATGGCGGGACTATTAAAGAAACAGACGCCATGGGGCGTGAAAAGTTTTGGGAAGACTTAGGAAGGCCAGATGACAGAAAATAATCCAGAGCCTCAAAATTTAGAAGATAATTTACCTATGGTTAATTATATTATGCTTCATAGAATTTATGACCTACTAACTATAATATCTAATAAAATAGTGGGTGGCGAAGATACACAGAAAATGATACAATATCATGAACAGGGGTTCCTACTTGGGCCCACCCCTTCTTATTCAGTTGAGGAAAATAAAGATGGCGAATAAAAACGCAATTGTAGAAATTATGGTAGAACAGCTTAATATTCAACAGCGTCAGTCGGCAGTAATGCAAAAGCAGGATCTTGTTGAGCTAGAAAAACACTTATTGTCAGTCCAAGAAGGATACAGACAGATGTGTGGCGGAATGGTAGACGCTTTAATTGCTCGTGGGGCTATCTCTGTAGATTAATAAGATTTGAGTTGTTTTGCCTTAACAGGTATAATGATTATATGTCTCCACGTCATTTTTCTAAAACAATGCAAAGCCCTTACTTTCAAAGTAAGTACTACAGGGAAGAAAGTGTTGCTGGAAAAACTGAAGCTAAAATAGAAGAGCGTATAGAAAAAATATTCTATACGCTATTATTTTGGAAAAAAAATAAACGTGGCTAAACAAATTAATTTAAAAAGTCTTTAGAATTAACCATTGACTTTAGATAGAGATTATTTTATACTTCATATGTACTGGTTGTAGCATCCCACAGATTAAGCTCCCAGTATAATGTGTAGCAATACACTAGCAATGCCCATTCGGATCCGCCTCTGAATGGGTTTTTTGCTATAATATGGATATGATAAGAACTAGAAATTATACCCTAAATGCTACAACCCCTGTTGAGCTTTCAATTGAAGATGAAATAAATGTAAAATCAACAATGATAATTTCTAACACAAGTACCAATAAGCATCTAATTATTGGAAATAGCGATATGACCCCTACAAATTTTGGTATAAGAATTGAACATGATGCACAGCCCGTCACCATTGACTTATATAAAGACGATAGACTGTATGCGCTTGGCGAAGATGGCACAGTTACCTGTGCTGTAATGATAATCGAAAGATAATTAAGCATCCCTAGAGAGATTCGAACTCCCGACACACAGGGTAGAAACCTGTTGCTCTTCCGCTGAGCTATAGAGATATAAATTAAATTATATATTATTTAACGGGAATATGCAATAGGGCAATCGGGCCCCATAGCCTTGAATTTAAATATGGTAGAATTAGTATATGTTCTCAGATAACCCTAATATAATTAAATACGCTGACGAAGTGTATCTATACAAAAACTTTATATCCAAAGAAGATGTTGCATACATTAATGAATTGATGGAGCCTCATAGAGAAAAAGAAAATGCTTTTTCTACAGATGTTAATACCGTAGATTGGTATAACGACAAAGAAGGACCACAAATGCCAGAGCTCACAAGAATCTGGGATCAAATATCTGAATTTTTAGCTCCAGAGTTTGTAATACACCCGCAGCAAAATCTTGCTGTAATGAAACCAGGAGATGACGGAATGTTCGTTCATAATGATAATCCTGGTGAAGGAATGGATGATCTATTAACCCAAGAAGATAGATGGCACACTTGCTGCGTTTTATCATATGGTGTTTGTGTATACTTTGGAGAATTTGAAGGCGGAGAATTATTTTATCCACACATACAGTCAAATGGTGAACTTGCAAAAGAAGAGCATATAGATGACTACCTTGTGGTACCAGTTCAACCTGGAGACCTTGCAATTCATTGGGCTCAATCTCCTTATGAGCATGGGACAAAGCCAGTTTCATCTGGAATCAGATATGTTTATAGCAACTTTGCGCTAAGAGCAGAAAAAAATCCAGGAACTTTTCCAGCTTGGGGAACTCAAGAAGACTTAGATAGAAAAGCTAATGGAACTTGGATGCAGGTTATCTGCGATAAGCACAAGCACTAAGCCATAAAATATCCTGGAGGTTCTACCAGGAAATCTATATATGAATACTTTACTCCAGATTTAACTTTTAACACTTCTATTTCAGTAGGTTTAAAAATAATTAAATCATTCCTTTTCGGAGAATATGTTAAGTCTAAATTGATAAAACGTATTTCGCCTCCATTAAAGTCTCCTGCATAATAAGCTAATGCATATGGAACATCTTTAAAACTAGACATATCTTGAGATACAGAATCGTCTGTAGTGCGAGTTCTTATAAAATTACCATTGCTTAATATCCAATATTGCGGGCTAACAAAATTTATTATACTGTCGTGAAAGTCTCTGCCAATAAAATCTAAGCTTAACCTATCTTTCCACATATCAGTTGAATGATCTTCTGCTTCATAGTTGCCGTGTGTTTTCCAGTCAGCCTCTGACATCTCCGCAAGGCTGCTCTCAATGCTATCTATATTGCTGTAGAAATTTTCATACAGGTATATGTCTTCTCCTAAGAGAATTCCTGTTTTACCTTTAAACCTTGAATCTTTACTTATCATTATTCCCCTTTTCTGTTGCTGGACCACCAGGGCTCGAACCTGGGACATTAGAGTTAACAGCTCTACGCTCTGCCAACTGAGCTATGGTCCAAAAAATTATCCTAAAAACATTTTTTTATAATGTTTAACCTTTACCCCTAAATCAGAATACAGGCTGTACCCCAGATCGGAAACACGTATACACCATGAAATGTCTTCTCCTAACATAAATTTGTTTGGAGTGGGGGCATAGCTATCAGTGTAAATAAATTGAAACCATGGCCTTTCAAGTTTTTCAAATACACCACTTTTGACACAAACAAAGCCTAGTCCAAATCCGACAGATTCAATTGTATCATTATTTTCTGCCAAATCATTTTTTTGAAAATAGTCTTTATCTTTTGGATGAACTGTAGGCTCACCTGATGTTGTCATATAAAGACCAGATATAATATCCTTGTCTGAATAATATAATTTTAGAAATTGATCTGGCGTCCAAAATATATCAGAGTCAATTAAAAATATCTTGTCATAAGTTACGCTATCTCGTACGGGCCCTTTTGCTGAATAGTCAATATCGTCTTTATCTAATAAATATCCAGCGTCTAGAGTAAACTCTCTAGCAACATTAACTATAGAGAAATAATCATTTATCCATAAATAGCTTATATTAAGCTTATTGAGTTCAGAAATTGTTTCAGTTAAAGCTCTAACGTAGGGGCCATCCATAGACGCTCCTGGAGTAGCAATAATTACATTATAGTGTGGTTTTCCCATTATCTTAGTATACTAAATAAAGTGCGAAATGAAAAGTGCGAAAAAAAGTGCGTCGGCGGTAGAAGAGACTATTTATCCTTTTTAGCTATACGTCTTATATGCGTCCTAATACGATGACAATTACTACATACGATCTCACATTTAGCTATTTCTTCATCTATCTTCTTTTTAGACAATGTGGGAATAAGTTCCATTACATTTGCATGCTTCTTGCCACGGACGTGGTCAAAATCCATGACATAATATGGATAAAACTTCCCACAGTCTCTACAAGGAGATTTTTCTTTAAGGTCTCTGATATATGTAGCCAGATAAGCCTTCTGCTTGGCTATAGAGAGCTTTTCGGACTTCATCCTAGGTAATACCTACAAGAGTGTCTCATATAGCTTAATTATAGCAAGAGATATTTCTAGCTTCCCCGCTTTTTAAATATTAATCTTTATTAGGGTGATATTCTCCACCTGAAAAAACAATTCCTGCTCTAGGAGTTAAAGATTCTACTCCATGTTCTGTACCGTATTTAATATAAACGATATCCCCAGGTTCTACTAAATATTCATGCGCTTGATCATCCTGATACAACGTCCATATAGTAGCTCCTACTGTATTCCAGTGAATTGTATCAGTAGTATCAGTATGTCTCATAATTCCACTTCTAGATTTAAGTGCTCTATAGTTTTCAGATATTACAAAAGTAAAACACGATTGAGATGAAGTGTCATCTCCATATATAGCAGTCATTACTTTTAAAAATTCATCTGCACCGTTAAAGTGAGATATATCGTGATCTTTACCACAATGCAGAATATAGAATCCTTCATAATCAGATCTATAATTTCCTGCTGTTTTTGAGAATTCAACATAGTCCATCATATCTTGCCAACTTGGTGTTTGAACCAAAGCTTTTTTAAAAATTTTATGATTGACAGTAGGATCTTCCATTGCAGATCTAAAGTCTTTGACTAATTGTTCCATTATATAATTATACTATATATTCTAGTTGACTGCAATATTTATATATCTTACTAGATCAATTGCTGTCTTTCTAGTTAAATGACATCCATCATCTGTATATTCAGATGTAAGGTGATCTATTCCAATTGCTTCAGATATATCTATAACCTTTTGATTATAGTTTTTTAGCGACTCATAAAAAATTTTTTGCTGAGCCATTCTTTCTTCAAAAGGATGCCAAGCTTCTTTATTACTATTAAACTCATAAGTTAGCTCATCTATAGCTTGAGGTACTGGTTGCATAAACACAACGTCTAGACCTTTAAAGAATTTAAGTGAAGTATTTACGTACTTTTCTACAACCTCTTCTGGATTCTTATATTTAGGCAAATGCCTTCTAATATCGCATTCCCCAAAAGTGAATAGTATAGTCGTATTGTTGATATCTGATCTGTCTAAATTTGAATAGTCGACATTATATGCACTTACACCCTTATATACAATAGATCTTGTTGTTGCCTCTACTCCATCTAGCCTAACCACTTCATGCCAAGCAGAATTTACGCTTTCTGCGTGAGAGTCTCCAATTATGGTTATATCTTTTATTTTGACTCACCGTCTTTACATGTCTTATAGTGGTTATTTAGTGTCATATGGGCAAATCCAGATCTTACTTCGATTTCCCGCCCACAGCTATCGCATTTAACAATTCTATTGGATGCCAAGGTATACTATCCATGAGATCATACAGATCCAAGCAAAGTAATTAACATATCGCTTTACTTTATTTACTGTCATATTCTCTATATTCTAGTCAACTAAGATATATATAATCTATATAATCTTTTAATTACATTTCCAGATTTTTAGATTTTAGGAAAGCCCCCCTACCCCCCAAAATTCAAAATCAATTTTGTAGGATAGAGAAGCTACACATTTCCGTCATTATGAGTTTCAGTGTAAGCCCCCACAAACCAGCCTTAAGTATAACATGATGAAAATTGCTAGGTCAAGAGTTTTTAAAAAATATCTTTACGAAATGCGATCAATAAAAAAATTATTGGTCCAAATATAATCGTAGCTTGTGTTAAATTCATGTATAGATTATATCCTATATTTCAGTCAACTACAATATCAGATTTATGAAAATGTTAATAGAGATTTTATTTGTATGATCCAGGGTTTTAGAATGTCCGATTTGTCTATATAGTGCGCCCATAGATTATTAACTCTGAGCGTGAATGTGATGCTAATCACAAAAATAGTTTGAGAATACTTGCCAGTAACCCCCCTAAATGTCAGTGCCCCGTGTTAGGCTTATAGTATAAAGAAAGTAAGAAAGTCTTACTAAAGAAAGGAGTCAGATAATGACTCAACTAACAGAAACTCTGTATAGCACAATCGTGCACGATTTCCACAATGGTGGAGTAAAGTCCTCGTATGGACTAAATGCCTACACACGCAAGGCTCTATTGCGTGATTTACTAAGTAGCAAGGCTTGCTACTGTATCAACTGTATAGATAAGGAGTCTAAATAATGACTAATAGAATTTGGGAAAGTCGTAACGACTATCAGATAGAGTCAGACGCTAAGCGTCTAGGCTATGTATCTTGCTCAGCAGGGTGCGGGCGGGTAACCGCTTGGACACTATGCGTAATGTGTGGCGGTAACTACGCTACACATAACACACTAGGTGTGAACTAAATCACACACGACACTAGCCCTAAATGGGGCTAGATGTCAGCCCACTAGGCTACAATTCCTACTATAACTACTAACGAAAGAAGAACAGATAATGATGACTAAATGGGATACTATCCAAGCAGATGTAGCAGATGCCTACACATACTTAGATGAAGAAGAAGCGTATAACAATGCGCTAAATAATGAAGATGAAGAAGATTTTTTCGGATTTTCTAAGGCTATTGAGTTAGACCATCTTACAGATGAAGAATTAGATAATGTCGCTACTATGTTAGGAATAAAATAAATGACTATCACTTACTCACTATGGCAAGGCGCTAACTTATTATCAGTAGATAACAAGGCGAATAGCGCAGATGAATTACTAAAGGTAATGGAAGAACTAAATAAATTAGGTAAAGGATTTACCTACAATGTAAGAGGAGTAGAGGTAAAGTAATGATACCTAACGGATTAGAGTTATACATAACAAGCGACTACGGATTAGAGTTAGATAGTTTTCTAGGCGCTATCTATTTACCTTGGCACACTATCGCTATTATCACCGCCCTAGTAATCGGCTATAAGATTTATAAGAGAAAGAAGAATAAGTAATGACTACTAACCGCATACTAACTACGCTAGTGCAATTAGGTATCGGGATCCCCGCCCTATATATGGCTCGCCTAATGTGGGCAGACCTAAAAGAAGATGTGAGGGAAGTCATAAAAGATTTTCGCTAAATAACGGCGTGTCGGCTTGACAAAATCAAGCTGGCCCGCAAAGGCACGGGGTCGGGCGTGTCGTTACGGATTCGTTATAAAAAACCCTGAATTCTGCGGCGTGTCGATTTGACAGACAAATCGGACATTTCGTGTGATGCTTATCACATAACTTGTGTGATGCTTATCACAAAGCCCACGCTCCAAATAGTGAGACAAACCCTTGTCAAATTGGAAAATGTCAGTCCGTTCGTGTATAATTCCATACATAACAACAAACGAAAGAAGGTCTGCCAATGGCTACCAAACTATACACAATCGAAAGCCTACTTGTAGGAAAAAACTATCGCTCAAACTCTCGCCACTTTTCAGGCGAAATCGTTTCTGCTGAACCTCGCCCTGAAATTTACTACGGCGAAAAAACCGAAGCGTATCTAATCGAAATTCGCACGGGCGGTCTGCGAAATAAATTCGCAACAATCGCAGTAAAGGTTGGTGAATAATAATGGGACACATCGAAATTTTTCGCATAAATGAAAATGGTGCTGGCTGGGTAGATTTATCCGAAGCCACTCCAGATGAGTTATTTCAAATCGAAATCGGATTACTAAACGAAGGAGCGTTCGAATGAACCTAGACGAATTCAAAAAGCACGTTATCGCACAACGTGAAGCAAGCAAGGCAGAAGCCTTGTCAGTCCTATCTGCTACAATTACCAAAACAAACGAAAGGGAAAACCTAAATGGCTAAAGTAAAAGAATACATAGAAATAATCGCAGCGAATTGCGATGAGTGCGGTGGTGCTGGTTTCTTATTTTGGGGAACTGAAAATAACTATGATGTAGAGCCTTGCTCTTGCGTAGATGAAATCTCTGATGAACTAACACTAGATTGGGTAAATAACTAATGTATAAACTAACTTGCGCTTATGATAGCAACGCTCCGCATTGGTCTGCCGAATACGAAAACGAATTCGGTGCGTGGGAAAACTTTTTCCGTTTTACCGATTGGGGTTCTGCTAATGAATACTCAACTGTAAATTTATTTACACCAACTGGCAAATGCTACACTAAATTATTTTATCGTTCAGGAGAGGTCGTAGTAAAATGATGACTAGAAAAGATTACATCGCAACCGCAGAAATTCTAAAGTATGCGAGCAATAAAACTCACCCCGCTTTATTTTCTAAAATTGTAAATGATTTTGCGGAAATGTTTGCGAAAGATAATGAGCGATTTGATGTAAAAAGATTTCACGAAGCGAGTGGGTATAATGTTCCTAACTTCAGTTCAAGATAAAGTAAAACGCATTCAGGAATTGCGTCGCAGTAATGCGGCGCAACCTGTTCGCAATAAAAAAAAATACACACGCAAGATCAAACATAAAAATAAATTAAATTCTTAATTGTCGACAAATGCCCGCAGAGCTGCGGAGTCGGGCGTGTCGTTACGGGTGTGATATAAAACACCCTAGATTCTGGGGCGTGTTTCAAAAAATGTCAGTGGCCTATGGTATTATTCTCTTAAATCGAACGAAAGGTCCAACTAATGGAACAAATTACCGTTGCTTGCTTAAACTCTGAAATCTGTGGCTCAACTATGACTTTTGATAATGAGTCTGATTATGAAGTCTTTGGCGATGACTATATGTGTGCCGAATGCTATGATTCCGAAGAAATGGAATTCTATGAACTAACTGGCTGGTCCGATTCCGACGCCCTTGCGTCTGCAGGACACGGAATGGATGAGGATTACTAATATGTCAGATCTAACCGCTATAATTACCCCTATGAAATTAAAACGTTCAAATGATCGAAAGGTGGCTAACCTTGTCACAAAAAATGGAAAGCAAGCAGCAATTGCCAACACGTTTGGCCTACCCGCAGGAAAAGATTTTTCATGTCCTGGTGCTACGTCTATCTGCGAGACTGTTTGCTATGCAGGCAAACTTGAAAAGCTATTCCCAGGAGTAAAAACTAATCTTCTTCATAACTGGGAGCTCCTACGTAATGCAGACATGGACACCATGTTGCTATTGCTTGATGAGATGATTGTTGACTTTGTCAATGATTGTGAAAAGAAAGAGGCGCCTAAGTTATTCCGTATCCACTGGGACGGCGATTTCTTTAACGATACCTACGCATATGCGTGGAAGACTATTATCATGAACCACCCAGATATTCAATTCTGGGTTTATACTCGTGTTAAGTCTGCAGCGCTTATTCTTAAGAATGTATCTAATCTTTCACTTTATTATTCAACGGATGATGAGAATAAAGAGATTGCACACGATTTAAAACTTAATGACGGTATACGACTTGCTTACCTTGGCAAAACTTTTGCGCTTACTGAAAACACAATGAAAGAATTAACTGGTAAGCCTGGTGCTAAGTGTCCTGAGAATATGAAGAGCATTCCACTTATTAGCAATGCAGGGTCCGCATGTGTTTCATGTGGCTTATGTGTTTATGGTAAGGCGGATATTAGATTTAGCGCAACTAAGAAATGAGAAAATAAAATGGCCGAACTAAAGTACTTTAACGCATTAATAAATTCCGTGGTTGGAAATGATGAAGAAAGAAAAACTGCTAAAGAATATTTAGCGGAGGTGGATCCTGAAGTCTGGGGAGATTCTCTAGACTGAAGGGCCCGCAACACTGCGGGGTTTTCCACAGGCTTACGGCTTAGTTGTGGATAACCCTGAATTTTGTGAGAAAACTCACAAAAGCTGCGACACGCCGAGGATGTGTTAGCAAATGTCGGTGGCATAGTGTAAAATACCATTATTCCAACAACGAAAGGTAACAAATGTCTAATCTAATGAAGGTTCCACACACAGTAGTTTTTGAGGCAATTATTGACTTGGATAAAATCCCTGCAAATCTATTGCCTGCACTAATCAACCTACCACAATCTGAAATTGAAAAGATGTGCAAGGGTGCAACTATTCACGCTCTTGGTATGTCTAATACTCTTGAAGTAGCAAATGAAAATAACACTTGGGCAGAATTGACAGTAAAGGGAAATATCTAATGCTATCAACTGCTATTGAAATCTTAGACGCAACCAAATCAAGTATCTTTGACGAGGACATAATGGGATTAGCGGGTGAACTACACACACGCAGAAATGAACTATCAGATGAAATCTATGCTAAGTATTTATTTATGTATTCATCGGCTCTATCTGCTAAGGTTGCCGATAGCATAACTAAAATCCTATTGACCGAGCAAGAAATGTCAGACCTTGTTGCTACAATAGATGAAATGGACGACCTATCAGAAACTATCTTAGAGGAGAACGAATAAATGGGAAGCACTTTCGCAACTGAACTAGCCGATAACGACTTATTAGGCTTAGACTTAGAAACACAAATTGGTATTCACTTATCAAGTAATCACTATCCACCCGTTCCCCGCTCAATGGTGCAACCTTGCATAGATGCTATTGACGCATACTATGATGAGGACTATCAGCGTCTTATTGACCTACCTGCACCGATTACTTGGCGGGATCAAAATACTGCACCTGCATCGGCTATCATCGAGGCTCACCACCTAGATGCGTGGCTTCCTGAGTGTGATTAGTATCACACTATAACCTTCTCAAATAATGAGATTAGGGTGGAAAATGTCAGACCCACCCTGTATAATAAACCACCTAACGAAAGGAAACAAAATGACAACACTAGAAATCGGAAACACGATTACAACTGCTAAGTCAGGCGTAGTCGGAGTAATCAAGGCAGTAGATAACCACCCTAGCGGAGTGGCAAGAGTGCTACTTGATGTAAATGGCTCAGAGCGTTGGACTTCAGTAGAAGTCTAACAAACTGAACGAAACAGGGGCAGTTTAGAGAGTGTTCTCGCCCAATGTCGTAAGTAAGAACTCTCACCCTTAGGGGTAAATGTCAGACCCCTATGTTATACTAATCAACCAACCAACCGAACGAAAGGGAAATAAATGAGTAGAGGAAAATCTATTAGCGTGAAAATCGCTACACCTAAAGTAATCAAGGCACTAGAAACACGCCTTGCTGAGTTAGAAAAGAACTACAAGGCACAAGGCGAAAACGAAGCAAAGCACACTAAGGCGCACGAAGCGTGGAAAAAGGAAGTAGGCAAGTGGGCTATTGCTAACTTCTCAAAGGCTGAGAACCTTCGCACAAACTATCGCTCTTGGAACAACACTCTCAATGTTGATTTTGACATCATCACTAAAGAGGGAACTTTTCCTAAAGAACCTGAAAAGGATTTTGAGGTTGTTCATACTCACCAATACAATGAAATGAAAGAGGAAATCACGAACGCAATTCGTATCCTCAAAATGACAGATGAGGAAGTTGTAAATACTTCCACATACAACGCTATTGCTCGTTATCTATAAATAACAAGCAACGACCTGAGCAAGTCTAAAAACTGCTCAACCCACCTACTAACGAAAGGAATAAAATGTCTCCAATTCTAGATACCGCTAAGGGTCGCTTCTATCGTAAGGGCGATGTCTTTACAACTGGTAAGTCAGGTATTACTGGAACTATCTCAGAGATTATTGCTATCCGCCCTAATCTAACTAAACTAAGATTAGATACAGGCGCAGGTATGCGTTATGCTATGGTAAAAATCGGCAAGTAATACAAATGGGGGCTAGACAAAATCTAGCCCCCAATGTTATAATTATTATCCCTACTAACAAAGGAACAAAATGAAAAACCGTTATCGTGTAGAAATCTATGACGAGAACAAAGCAAATGACTTGACAATCTATTCAGAGCAAGGTGTAGATAAAGAATATCTAACTGAATTAGTATTTTCTAATATGCGTAAGTTTGACGGAAACATCAGAGCATATGTTTATGATAATCTAAAAAAGAAAAAAACAACTGCTCTAATTATAAATCGTGAATCGCTTCCACCAAAATCTGAACTAACTAATTTGCTTGGCTAATGATCTTGGGGCGGGTTGCACACTAATCTAGATGCCCGCCCCATTTCCCAAGCTGGCCCGCAGAGCTGCGGGGTTATCCACAGCCTTACGGCTGCCTGTGGAAAACGCCCAAAAATTTGTGAGATTACTCACACGGATCAATTCGGACAAATGACTAACTAATCTAGACAATGTCAGTGCCACCTGTTATAATTGCAACTAATCTAACGAAAGGTAAAAAATGGCTCACAATCTCGAAGTCGAAAATGGCGAAGTTGCTTTCGCTCTCCGTGGTGCACCTGCTTGGCACAACCTTGCAAATCGCATCTTTACACAAGATGAAGAAGTTACAACCGCAACAATGCTTGAAGAAGCAAAGTTAGCGAATTGGAATGTTCGTTTATCTCCACTAACTGACCACATTTCAGAATCTTGGAATGATGTATCTCAAGCCTCATTGGTTATTCGTGATAACCCATTCAATGGCGGAACTGATGTTCTTGCTACTGTTGGTAAGCGTTATAAGCCAGTGCAGAATGAAGAATTATTTCAGTTCGCTGATGCAATTCACGATGCCAATGCTGATTGCCGTTGGGAATCTGCTGGTTCTCTAAAGAAGGGCAAAGTTGTATTTGGAACTGTAGATATTCCTCGCACAATGGTTCTTGACCCACAAGGCGCCAATGACCAAACAAAGTTATATCTAATCGTATGGACATCACACGATGGTTCTGTTGCTGTTCAAGCAGCCGTTACACCTGTTCGTGTTGTATGCCAAAACACTTTGAATCTTGCAATGAAGAATGCAAAGCAATCTTTCAAGATTCGCCACACGCAATCTGTTGAAGGTCGCATTCAAGTTGCTCGTGAAACTCTTGGGCTTGCTCTTGGATATTTCGATGAATTCGAAGTTCAAGCAAAAGCGCTATACTCTCAAGCAATTACTGATGCTGAATTCTCTAAGTTGATTCAGACAATTTATCCTAAGCCTGATAAGGATACTAAGGGTGCATTGAAGAAGTGGGAAAACAAAGTTGTTCTCATTGACGATTTGTATCACAATTCACCAACTAATGCTACAATCAAGGGAACAAAGTGGGGTGCGTTCAATGCACTAACTGAGCGCCTTGATTATTATCGTTCAGGTCGTGGCAATGGTGAAACACTTATGGCGGGTGCATCTGGTTTTGACCCAGTTCTAACCGCAGAAAAAAATAAGTTGTATCGAATGGTTGCAACTTTCTAAATAAAAAAATCCTGAGCAAGATTTAAAACTGCTCACCACTTGGTCCATTAGCTCAGTTGGTTAGAGCGCTACCCTGTCACGGTAGAGGCCGTCGGTTCAAGTCCGATATGGATCGCTAAGAATGAGATTTGAATTTCACATAATGAGACGCCCCCAGGGGTAGAGGCCAAATTTTTGTGTTACGGATCACATAAAAAACACCCTGAAAAGCTTGTATATGTCAGTGGGGACCGCTATAATACTCGCATGACTAAATATCAAAAGTATACCTGGGTGTGCACAGGAGACTGTGACGCATTAATTGAATATACAATTAAAGATGGATATGGATGGCCAGCGGGTGTGATGGACCTCACATGCCGATGCAATTCCAATTGCACATTATTGTCAGTGGAAGATGCTACAATACCGTATACAGATACACCTATAACAGAAACGAAAGGGAATGAAATGGAAACTACAGAGACAACAGTAACAACGGTTCCTAATACATATAACCCAAATCTATTGGTTACCTACAAAGTAATCAAGGGATACTCAGATGCAGAATATGCAACTGATAAGGTTACATCAATTGAGTGGGACCTACACAATGCACGTCAAGCACAGAAGCGCATCGGAGTATTTGAAGACAAGGTTAACGCCGTCAAAGAAATTATCACCGAAGCATATGCAGATTCACAAGACCAAGATACATTGCGTGAAATTGCTGAAGCGCTTTCAATTGAATTAATTAGAGAAGTTGAATGGACCGCATCTATCGAAGTTAGCGGAACATACTCATACAACATTATTGAATCTGATTATGACCTTGACCTTGAGTCAGAGATTTCAGATGCTATCTATGCTGAATCTACAAACGGAAACATCGAAATCGGTGACCAAGAAGTTTGTAATGTGAGGGAAGCATAATGTATTTTGAGTTGACTGCTCCTGATAGGCTATCGATGGAGATGGCCTATTGGGATGCTCAGATGATGGGTCTTGACCCACAAGCATTAGCACCGTTGACATTCAACATTGGAACTGGTAGCATTGAGAAAGTAAGTCGCATTCGAGATAAGTATAATCTTATAGAAAGTTATACATCAGACTACGAACCGACAGGATATACAGGGAGATAAAATGGATTACCAAGATGGTTTTGAGGATGGCGTCAAATTTGCACGAGAGGTTATTGTAACTAATATCCGACTGTGGGCAGAAACATCTGATGACGGAGCAGCATATGATGATATTGCTGACCGCCTTGAATTTGGAACCGTTGACTATGACCTCTGAGGATCTAACTCGCTGGATTGGCTGTGATCAATGTGGCACAGCTCAGGCTATGTATCTAATTAAACTAGTAGATGGTGAACTATTCTTTTGTGGCCACCACTACAATAAAAACAAGGATGCCCTTGACAAGGTCTCATTCGAGATGATAGAATTAAACAAAAAAGAAGAAGCACCACAACTAACAGAAATGGCGGAATAAAATGGGAGACAGAGCAAACTTTGGATTCGTCCAACCTAACGGAAATACAATCGTCCTATACGGGCACTGGGCTGGACATAATATGCTAGCACAATTGGCAGAGGCAGTATTTAAAGCACGTCCTCGCTGGTCCGACCCAGCATATGCAACACGCATTACAATCAGTCAGATGATTAACAATGACTGGAATTCAGAAACTGGATGGGGCCTGCACGTAAACGAAATTGGAGACAATGAGCACAAGGTTGCTATTGTAGATTTCGAGCAGCAAACATTTAGTCTTCACGAAGAGGCTCCTCGCAATGACAAAGACAACAAGGTCAATGGGATGAAAAATCAAGCAATCTTTACAATGGACCTAAGTAACTTTGTAGAGAAATATGCGGACGTTGTCATCTCAGTTTAGTTAACTAAGATATGATATAATATGGATAGGTCCTAGCGGACCTTTTCATTGAAGTATGGTGCGGCTACCAGGGGTTCCCCCAAGTCGTTAAATAAAGCAGCGTTTACTAAATTCCTTTCGTTCCTGCTAGCAGCCTTACTTATCTTAAGATCCTTCAGCTTAGCTGGGGGATTTTT